AATCAGTGAGCAACGGCTCTGTGGCCTCGTTGGTCAACTGAAGTTCTCCTAAAACAGTAGGAAATAGATTGTGGAAGGTGAATACTACTTCCGAGACATTTTTGTTATTTGAGAGGATATGCAGACTTCCATCTGAGCCAGTGGCCTCTCCGGGCTTAAATCTCTTAGATAAATCTGGTCCAGTGGCCTTGTGCATCAAAGCTATAATTTCCATATAATTGGAATAGTCCTCATCCACTAAGAATGTGACTGTCATCGGTGCTACTTGTTGAGTGTTCGAGGGTGTATATCTGTTCCCATAGACTGGGTCAGGTATCGCCACCTCGCTGGTACTCAAAGACGGAAGATTACACGTAGTCAACCAGAACTGTGTCTCTGGAAGAACGTGGATATTCAGGCGATAGTTGGTACCTTTCGCAAAATTTACTTTATTCGGTGCTATTCTTGTTTCTTGTACCATTGGTTATATACCATCCCCAAAATAATGTTGTAGTTGCTATTATCTGATATGCCACGAGGCAATTTATTTCAATTTGCTTTGTTGGATTCATACTTCTATTTATACTCCTAGTTCGGCAAATAAAAAGCCCCGATTCCGAAGAATCAGGGCTCGATACGGTTTCCCAAAGGTAAAGGGAAATCTATTTCATTCTACTATTACAGATTCGCAACAGTAAACTTACGGAAGTAAGGATTCTGTCCAGCTGTGCCAGAAGCGAATGGGTTATGAGTAAGACCATAACGAGTCTTGAAGCCAAGACGCGGCTGGAAGTCTTCCTCACCAATTGATTTCATCAACTGTAGTGGAACGTATGGACAGTAGAACATTCCTGCATCATACATATTGGAACCTTTGTAACCGACTGTTACGCTATCGGCTGCGGCAAACTGGTCAATATATACTTTATATTTTCCACCCAGAGTACCTGCAAACACATTTTGCGAGACATCAGGCTGATTTGCTCCAACGTCCATATTTGGAACAGCTAATCCGGCAACCATATCAAGTGCGGATGCAACATCGGCACTACATATAATCCAGTTACCAGCGCCACGACCAGTGTTCTTAGCGATAAGATTTGCTTCACGATTGATTTGAATCAATAGTGATTTGTAACGCTCTCCACCCCAACGTGCGCCTCTGTTGTCAACTGCATCAGCGACATCAAAAGTACCTGCGTTGGCAGTACCTGAAGCCGCACCCGCAGTTGCTTGAGAAAGAATCATCTCAATAACTTCACGATTGATTTCAGCAAGAATTTCAGCAGATAGAATATTTGATAATTCTGATTCTGCATCCAGTCCGTGGATTGCTTTAAGGTCTTGAGCAAGTTCCAAAGAATACTTAGCTTTCAACGCACGAGTATCCGCAGTTACGCTTGATTTCTCGATTGAGAAGGACATTTCTTTGAAGTCACCCCCACCTGAAACAAATCCCCCTAGGGCTTCACCATCGGCGGTTGATAATACATTTGCTGTTCCTTCATCACCTGACCAGTCTACATCGGGTTGACCAGCAGTACTTGTTAATGCTTCAGCACCTGAAGAAGCATCACCAGTATAGTGAGATTTCATAGCAAAGATAAGTCCAGTAGGACCACTCATTGGCTGAACGCCTATAGTATCATACGCCATCAACTGAGGCATAGTTCTGCGTACTAGAGAAATTAGGATTGGGTCCCAATTGTCTACATTAGCACCAGTAACATTGGCTTCTTGCAAAGCCTTTTCTTGGTTTTCTAAAAGACGAAGTGTAATTGCACGTTTTGTTGCATCTTGGATTTGTGGCAAATCCTCGTGCTCCATAACTGGCTGCCACTTATCTTTAATTTCTTCTGATAAAAACATTTTCTGTTTCTCCTATTAAATATAAATGATGATTAAGCACCTAAAATGCTCGGTTCTCTTTGATTAGAAAGTGAAGCCACTACCTTCTTCATTGCATCAGTCATCACCCCGTTAGAGGTAGCATCTTTCGAGCCCTCCGTTGCAATTACTTCTTCTTTCTCCGCCTCTGAAGGAAAATAAGTCTCTTTCAAAGTGTTCAGTTTTTCAGTATAAGATTCAGCATCATCGTACTCAACGCCGTCGGCCAATTTTTTAATTTTCGCTTTCTGGGTCTCAGTTAAATCTTCTGTTACTTCTCTGAAAATCTTTTCAGCAGTCGCATTCGCTAGTTGACCTTTCGCTTCAATGTTTTTATTCATCTCAGCATCAAGAGTCTCCTTAAGAGATTCAATCTCTTTAGCCTGCTCGTCAACTACATTGTACTTCTCGTTAGGGATTTCAATATAATTTTCAGCAAACAACTTTTGCATACCACTAACAAAACCCTCTAGGATTTCGTTTTTCTGCTTGTGTTCGATAGCCTGTACATTTTCTTCAATATACTCGGTAACCATATAGTCAAGATAACCATCTAGTTTCTCTGTAATATCAGCAAGTGTATCAGCAACCTGCTCCTCAAGTTTCTCTTCCAACTTCTCTTCGACAGACTTCAAGTTTTCCTTGACTTTGGCTTTCACCGCAGTTTCAAATACAAGTTGTGTTCGTGCCTTGAAATCTTCAGTCAAATCTTGACCATCAAACAATGCGTTAACATCTTCGGTCACATCAACTTCAATTTCAACTTCTTCTTTCTTAGTCTTAGCAGATTTGGTTTTTTCATCAACTTCATCATCTTCATCTTCATCCGCTTCATCGCCATCAGTTTCAGTTTCATCGTCATCGTCGTCATCTTCATCGTCCTCGACAACATTAACTTCTCCAGACCCATCAACCTTTTTCTTTTTCTTCTTCAAAGGTGTGGCATTCTTTTGCTCGGCCTCAGTAATTTCAGATTCATCAGCAACCATTTCCAGGTTCCCTTTCTCTAAAAGTTCATCAGCCTCTGACACTGTTATAGAAGTATCGGATTCCGCAGACTCGCCTTCCCAGACTTTCTGCTCTTCATCCAAAACCAACATTTCGCCAGTCTCTGTTTTTAACTTCATCAGGGTTCTCCTAATCCAATTGATTAATCATTAAAATTAGTTTATAAATTTTAATTACTATTATTTATAAAACTAATTACTTTAACAGTTGCAAATATACGCTATATCTCTACAACTTACTTACAAAATCTTCAAAAATAGTTGCTTCCAATGATGTTAATCGCTTTCCACTAGATTTCTGTATGATTTCTTTGTATTTCGCAATCTGTAATTCTTTGATTGCACCATTTTCCCAAACCCATTCTTTGCCTTCCATAATGCCATTTACAAAGGCATCTGGCGCCGAGGGATCTGCGACAATATCCGCGGCCGTAGCAAGGAAAAAATCACCTTGTACTTCCTGAATTCCTTTTTTGTTCGCTTTAAGCGTACCCATACCACGAGATGAGACACCAAGTTGGGCTCCCTCTTTGATAAGACTCTTGACAATGTTTCCGTGAGGGGTATCAGTGACTTTCGCTTTGCCGATATAGTTACTACCGTCTTGCTTCAGTTCAGTAATCATATGAGATACCCTATCCAAATTGATAGTCGGCCCCTCTGGATGACCTAGTTCACCAAACGCACGTTTCTTGTCAATATATTCTTTTGTATATCGTTTAACTTCCTTGTGCATAATAGCACTAGGATATAGTCTACCATTACGATTTTTTACATCTGCTTGTAGAAATACGCCCTCGATATACAGGTCTTTTCCATTTGCTTCTGTGACATATGTCACATTTTCGTTAATTTCCGAGATTAGTCTCATTTTACACCCTCCTATTTTTTCTTAGTGAACTTATCATTTCTCGCCTGCTAATGTGTCAAGGTATGGACCATTCTCAACATAAAGCCGGAATCTTGCGTGATATTTACCATCTTTGTTCTTGAAGTCGCGGTCGTATCTGAATCGCAACTGAAACATTTTATTTCCGTATGCGTAAAGACCGAGCGTTGCTAATGCATCTCTTTCAAGTCTGAATTCGGCTTCATTATCTGCGGCGGCCTTCCTGATATATGCACCAAACTTTTCAAATGTTTTTTTGTTGTAGGTAACAGGGCTATGACCTCGCATTATTTCCACATCTTTCTCTTTGCCGAAATTTGCTTTCCGAAGACCCTTCATTAGAGAATTTATGATTTTAGGATTCGTGAGTACTTTTGATGTGTAAATCTTCACAACCTTTCCAAATACTTCCTTTACGGCTGGGAACATAATTGATTTATCACTAATGATATCGTAATCACCGGGTTTGGCAGGTGGTTCATACACACCAACGATATCTGCCGCCGCATCTTCGACGGGACCCACCATACCCCCCACATCAATATCGAACGAACTGAATCCATCGATAAGGTTCTTTACAGCATCTTTGCCAGCAAACTGACCCCCCTGTTGTGTTCCACCATACTTGACACTGAAACCTACTTTTCTCAACTCTTTACCATTGACATAAACATCTATGTCAGACTTGGTATTATTCTGACCCTTAGTGCCAACACACCTGACTTCTATTTCATCTGCTTTGTGATTTGTAATCACCTCGAAAGATAAATTTTCGAGTGTTTGATTCCCATTTACGTGCTTGATAGCCTTTTCAATCATCTTATTTGTTTCCGGGTGCTTACTCCACGCCTTCCATTCCCGGTGAACCGATTGAGGCAGACCCTCGCTATTAAATTCCACCTCATCAACTTTTTCGTCACCTTCGTCTACCTCCCACGCAATCCACCCTCTCTGATGCATTACCATCGTCTTCCTAACGGACTTGGGCGTAAGAGGCATTGGCTCACCACCATCATATCGGTCTGTGAATCGAGCAACCATAGCGGCCGCAAGAACAAATTCATATGCATGGCCTCTATTGACAGGGAATTTTCCTTTTGCTTCCGTTAACATTTGAACGTATTGCTTGAATGCTTTCATTGCACATTTTTCTT